GTAGATACATTTGGTACATCTCCATTCGGAGCTAAATCAGCATACACTTACGCTTATTTCAAAAACATAGCAACTACTAATTACACTAACGCCGATTTGGGAACAGGTGTAGTAGTGGATGATTTACCAAACCAAGTATATGGTGATATCAGTAATGCAGAAACTCCATATGTTGTATCTCAAAAAGATAACAACAATGTAAGATACGATTTATTTAAGTTTGTAACTTTAGGACATGGTACTCCATATAATACTAAATTCAAAATTGGTATTTCTAATGTTAAAGCAGCTGGTGAAGATGGAGCAACTGATTATTCAACTTTTACTGTAACTGTAAGAGGTTATTCTGATACTGATAAGAGAAAGAGTGTAATTGAAACATTTAACAATGTAAACTTAGACCCTGCTTCTCCTAACTATATAGCTAGAAGAATAGGTGATAGATGGAATACGATTGAATCTAATGGTAAGATAACTGAAAATGGTGATTACTCAAACAAATCAAAATATGTAAGAGTAGTTGTAGCTGAAGCGGGTTCATTCCCAATTTCATCAGCACCATTTGGACACGCACCATATACTAATCCAATAGCAACTCTTGCTGGTGATGTAACTAAAGTACCTGCGGTAGTTTATCAAACTAACTCAATTGGTAATACATCATCATCTCCAATATATTTTAGTGGATTTGATTTTGAAACAACTGGTGTTTCTGATGATAATAAACAATACTTAAAACCAATTCCTGATGGGGCAGTTAATCAAACTGGTTCAAACGTAGTATTCGCATTTGATTCTCAATTAAGTTATCAAATGACAGGTTCTGCATCAACTGATATGGTTAAAAGACAATTTGTATTAGGATTCCAAAGTGGATTTGATGGTAATGCACCAACTGTAAAAATTAATTTAGGTACTCAAATAACTGGACAAAATACGCAAGGATTTAACTGTTCAAATAACTCAACTAATGGTTCAATTGCATATACAAAAGCAATTAACGCTGTATCAAATGCAGATGAATATGATATTAACTTAGTTGTAACTCCTGGTATCATTCGTTCTTTACACCCATCTATTACTACAAAAGTAATTGATATGGTTGAAGATAGACAAGATTGTTTCTATATCGCTGATTTTGTGGCAGCAACTGCAACAATTACTGAAGCAACTGAAGAAGCAAATTCGGTAGATTCTAACTACGTTGGAACTTACTACCCTTGGGTTAAGACAGTTGATACTAATAGTAACAAATTAATGAGTGTACCTCCATCAGTATTGATGCCGGCTGTATTCGCTGCAAACGATAGATTAGCAGCTGAATGGTTCGCACCTGCTGGTTTGAATAGAGGTGGTATTAGTGGAGCAGTTTCAGTATTGAATAGATTAACACATTCTGAAAGAGATACTCTATATGAGAACAAAGTAAACCCAATCGCAGCATTCCCTGGACAAGGTATTGTAGCATTCGGACAGAAGACATTGCAAGATAAGGCATCAGCTTTAGATAGAATCAATGTTAGAAGATTACTTATTACTCTTAAGAAGTTTATAGCATCTACATCTCGTTTCTTAGTGTTCGAACAAAACACAGCAACAACTAGAGCAAGATTCTTAAACACTGTGAACCCTTATTTAGAGGCAGTTCAACAAAGACAAGGTTTATACGCATTTAGAGTTGTAATGGATGAATCAAACAATACACCTGATGTAATTGATAGAAACATATTAGCAGGACAAATTTTCTTACAACCGGCTAAGACAGCGGAATTTATCGTAATAGATTTCAACATCTTACCAACTGGAGCAAGTTTTAACGCATAATACGAAAATCAATAAAGTAGATATTTATTAATACAAATAAAAGGAATAAAAAATGGCAGAAATATTAGAGTTTGATAAGATGTTCTATACGAACTTCGAACCGAAGATGAAAAATAGATATGTGATGGAGATAGACAATATCCCTTCATATCTTGTAAAGGCAGCAAATAGACCTACAATTCAATTTGAAACCGTAACTTTAGACCATATCAACGTAAAGAGAAAGTTGAAAGGTAAAGGTGAGTGGCAAGATATCACTATCACACTTTATGACCCAATTGTTCCTTCTGGAGCACAAGCGGTAATGGAGTGGATTCGTTTAGGACATGAATCAATCACTGGTAGAGATGGATACGCTGATTTCTATAAGAAAGATGTTGATTTCTATCTATTAGGACCAGTTGGTGATAAGATTGAACAATGGAAGTTGAAAGGAGCATTTATCTCTCAAGCAAACTTTGGAGATTTAGCATTCGATTCTAACGAACCAGTAACAATCGAATTAACACTATCTTATGATTACGCAATCTTAGAATTCTAATCTAAAAATAATAAAAAAAAGGGGATATCAAAAATATCCCCTTTTTTGTGCTTTCTAATTTTTTAATTTCTATGTATTTATATATACAAACAAAATAAACATCGTTATGGCAGAAATGACAAATACAACTAAGGTGCAAATGCAAACCGCACCAAAACAAAATGATTTCCCAACGGAAACCATTGAATTACCATCTCAAGGATTAGTATATCCTGAAGGACATCCTTTAAGAAAGGGTACTATTGAAATCAAATATATGACAGCAAGAGAAGAAGATATTCTTGCATCACAAAACCTTATCAAAAAAGGTATTGTTTTGGATAAATTATTTGAATCAGTTGTGGTTGAGCCAGGTGTAAATCCAAATGATATTTACATTGGTGATAAGAACGCTATCCTTTTGGCAACTCGTATTTTAGGATATGGTGCTGATTATGAAATAGAAATGACTGACCCTTTTAGTTTAGAAAAGCAAGCTGTTACTATTGATTTAGGTAAAGTACAAACAAAGGATATTGATATTGAAGTATTGAATTCGGAAAACACTTATAAATTTACATTACCTTCAAATGGTAAAGAAATTGAATTTAAATTACTTACACATGGTGATGAGCAAGAAATAACAAAAGAAACTCAAGCTTTAGAAAAGTTAAATAAAAACGCATCTACTCAATTTGATGTAACAACTAGATTAAAATATATGATTAAATCCGTTGATGGTAATACTGATAGGGGATTTATCAATAGATGGGTAATTAACTCATTTTTAGCAAAAGATACTAAGGCGTTTAGAAAGTATGTTAAGGAAATTAGTCCCGATTTGGATTTAACATTCCAATTTACATCACAAATAACTGGTGAATCGGAGGCGCTGGATATACCCTTCGGGATTAACTTTTTTTACCCTACCGCTTGATTATAGGATACAATTACATTCGCAAATTTGGGAAATGGTACAATTCAGTAATGGATTTACTTGGTCTGAAGTTTACCATATGCCTGTATATTTAAGAAGGTTTTATTTCAATAAATTAGTTGAAATGAAGAAAAAAGAAGCTGATGAGATGAAAAAAGCTCAAAGTAAATCGAAAGTGAGGATGCGTTAATCCTCACTTTTTTATTATCCAATATTTATACAATATAAACAATAACCATGGCAAAAAAATTAAATGAAGGACTTGTGGATAAGTTTATAGATAGCTTTTTTGATTCATATAAAAAAGGATTAGACCAGCAATTTATAAATAAAACAAAAGAAAGAAACCCAGAAGTAGCAAAATCTCTTGATAATGTTAGCAAAATGCTTGATAATGTTTTTAATCAGGTTGAAAAAGCTAGCAAAACTAAATAATTTAAATGGCAGATAGTGTTAAATTATTAGATGCTCAAGTAAAAGCAACGGAACGTTTAAATGAATTACAAAATCAATTAAACAAATCAACTGGTGCGCAAGCAAAAGAGATTCAAAATAATATTGATAAGATAACTCAATTTATTGGTAAAGTTGATAAAGTAAAAACGGATATTTCCAAAGCATCAACAGAATTTAGCGATCTCGCATCGCAAATAACTATTTCAAATAGAGCATCAGATGCGTTAGGAAAAGGATTCACTTCAATCAGTAAGCAAGTAACTGGATTGAGTAAAATTCAATTTGATATAACAGATGGTGGAAAGGGGATAGATGCAGCAAACGCATTATCTTCGGCTGCAGTAAATATAGCAAGGTCACAACAAAATATGTTAGCAGCTGCTGATGGTACTCCTGAAGAATTAGCAGAAGCTACCAAAGAATATGAATATCAAGTTAGCTTTTTACAATTAATAAATGAAGAATATGATGATGTATTAAAAAGTAATAAGCAATTGGGTGCTTGGGCAAATCAATATAAAGATACATTAAAATTAACAACTTTAGAATTACAAAAAACAATAGGTCTAACTGAAGATGAATTAGCTGCATATAAAGACTTAACTGCCGAGGCTGATAGAATGGCGGCTAGATTTAAAGGTATAGCTGCAATGATTACAACGACTCTAAAAAAACCTATGATTCTTCTTGGTCTTGGAATAACAGCAGTTGGGCAAGGTATAAGTAAATGGGGAGATAGTGTTAGAAGTTTTGGAGGCTATGTAGATTCGGCACAAATATCATCATTTGCATTAGGTGCTGTATTTAAAGATGCTGAAGAAGTAACAAAGGGATTATCAAAAGAATTTGGAGGATTAAAGGATGTAACATTTGCCACACAATTGAACACCAACTTAATGGCAACTAATATGGGTATTAGTGGTGCTGAAGCTGCTAATGTAGTTGGTAACTTTGCAAGAATGAACGATGGTTCTGCTTCAACTGCTATGGATATGGCAGCAACTACAAAAGCAATGGGTAAGGCTGCTGGTGTTCCAATTGATTCTTTAATGAAGGATGTAGCTGGTTCATCAAAGGCATTTGCCGAATATGGTAAAGATGGTGGGTTAAATATAGCTAAAGCAGCAGTAGCAGCAGCTAAGTTAGGTGTTGGTATGGATTCATTAACCAAAGTAACTGATTCACTTTTAGATTTTGAAACATCTATTAATGGCGAATTGGAATTGGGAGCAATGCTTGGTAAACAACTTAACTTAGATAGAGCAAGAGGGTTAGCATATGAAGGAAATATTGGTGGAGCTGTAAAAGAAACATTACAACAATTGGGTGGTATAGAAGCATTCAATAAAATGGATATTTTCCAAAAGAGAAAAGCAGCAGAATTATTAGGATTATCAGTTGATGAATTCCAAAAAATGGCGGCCAATTCTGATAAATTAAATGATGATGGTACTGTTCAACTTTCTAAGTTTGAAAGTATGAAAGAAACATTGACAGCTCTCGCAACAGGCCCTATGGGTAGTATAGTTAAGGGATTAGGAACTGGTGTGATGATGGCTGGTCAATTGGGTGGTTCTTTTGCACAAATGGGAATGGATGTAAAAGGTATGGCTTCCAAAATTCCAATAATTGGTAAACTATTTAAAGGTGGAGGAGCTCCAGGTGCAGCACCAGCCGCAGGAGCAACACCAGGTGCAGCAGCAACACCAGCTGGCGGTGGAGCTGACCAAGCAAATAAATTTGGAAAAATAAAATCAGGTGATTTAATTAAGGGTGCAGCTGCATTATTAATATTAGCTGCAGCACTTTATGTATCTGCTAAAGCATTCCAACAGTTTGCAACGGTTAAGTGGGAAGATGTTGGTAAAGGATTAGTTGGATTGGTTGGATTGGCCGGTATTGCATACATATTATCAAAAGCAAGTGGTTCTATGATACAAGGAGCAATAGCAATAGCAATATTGGGAGCAGCATTGATACCATTTGCATTTGCTATGAGTTTAATTCAGGGATTAAGTATAGATTCTGTATTAGCCGCAGCAGCTGGGTTGGTTTTATTTGGCGCAGCTGCAGCCGGACTTGGTTTAATACTACCATTTGTATTAGCTGGCGCATTGGGCATAGCTGTTTTAGGAGCAGCTTTAATAGTTTTTGGAACTGGTATGAATTTAATAGGTAGTGGATTTGGCGCAATATCCTCATCACTACCTGCTATAATGGAACAAATATCAGCAGTATCTCAAATAGATTATATGCCAATATTAGGATTAGCTGGAGCATTAACTGTATTGGCATTTGCATTAGCAGCTGTTGCTGTTAGTGGGTTACTTGCACTTCCTGTTTTGATGGCATTGGGTGGATTATCTAGCTTATTTGGAGGTGGTGGTGAAGGTGGTGGTGAAGGTAAGACTGATAGTACGGCTCAATTGATTGAAGAAATAAAAGGTTTAAGAGCAGATTTAAATGCTGGTAAAATATCCGTTAATATGGACGGACAAAAAGTTACATCAAAAGTATCAGCAATAGTTGATAAGAGTAGTTCAAATTCATATGGTAAAAGATAACGATGGGTAAGACAATAGAAGAATTATTTAAGACCAAAGTATTATCCGATGGTAAAACGGCTGAGCAGAAATATGATATCCGCAATAGTAAGGATTTGCCTATAAGTGCGAACACTACGGTATTATTACAACCATCTTTTAACGCAGCAACTGCAATTAGACGAAAAATATCAACAACCAAAGGTGAGAGTAGATTAGAACAAGAAACAACTGGATTAAGAATATTAAATAAATTATCAGCACCTTTAATATATGGTACTGATATATTTAAATTTCAAAAGAAATCAACTAGACTTGTTGAAATAATGAAGGATGGTGTAAATTCCAATAACCCACAAGATGCTGGTATTGTTGGTAACTTCCTTAAAAAAGCTGAAGATTTTGGATTAAGAGTTGCTGGTAAGTTGGGTATAGCTTTTCCTGAATCAACTATACCAACAAAGATTTCATTAAACGCAGATTTCAAAGCAGGTAAAGAGCCTGATACGATGATTACTCTTGCTAAAATTAAAGGAGATTCTAAAGGTAATTTGATTGGACAAGTTTTAAAGAATAGTGCAAGAGGAACTCCTAAACAAATTGGCAACCAATTGTTAGGGGCTGGTATAAATTTACTTAAAGGTGAAATAAAGAAAAAATTATTTGGAGCACCAAAGCAAGGTGCACAAAATCTTGCTAAAAAAGGTGAAAACGAAGTTCAATATGATAGTTCTGCTAAATACTCTGACACAGTTAATCCAACCGATGAAGATGTATATAAAAGAAATGACTTATCAAGTATTCAGTTTGAAAGATTAACTGGTAAAAAGCAAGCGCAAGCAAATGCAATAAACAAATTTTTAGAAGATAGTAAATCAAAAATAAATTTAAAATCTTTACCAGCACCAACTCCAAATTTAGGAGGAAAATTAAATTTAGATACATCTAGATTTAACATAGGTGGTAAGATTTCTTCTATAAAGGATTCTGTAACAAGTAAACTATCTTCGGCTAGAAAAGAAGGACAAACTCTAATAGCTAATAGTAAATTAAAAATTGGAGATATAAATCCAGCCGTTCCAGCCGAACAACCAGCACCTCCAATTAACTATTCATCAACCATAGATGCTAAATCGGATGATATTAAATTAAGAAATGATTTATCATCCAAACTTGATGCATTGAATGGAGCTAATGATGAGGCTAAATCTAACGGAGCAACGGTAACACCACCAGGAGCACCAGAAGCACCAGTAGATGCATCTGCATTAAGTAATAAATTATTGGTTAAGAGTCCGTTTGCAACTACAAAAGAAACTTTAGATTCTACAACAAAAGATGCAACTGCTAAATTATCAGAAGGTAGAAAAGAAGGGCAGCAAAATTTAGCTGCAAAAGATGAAAGGGCAATAGCGGCTGGGATTGAATCTAAGCATGATGGTACAACAAAATATTCGGATACTGTTGATGAAACTCAAGATGATGTTAAATTAAGAAATGATTTATCATCTAAATTGGATGCATTAAATGCAGCACTTGCAACTTTGGATACAAGTGGAACATCAGCTGAAAGACCGGGAGTTACTATTAGTACTTATTCATCATTAAAAGATGGGCAAACTCCTAAAGTAACTTTGAAAACAAAATATGGTATTGATAGTAGGGATAAATTGGATATTGTTAATGAAAAAACTCAATACGATGGTAGTGAATTAAAAATAGGACCTGATACATTAGATGATTATGATTTTATAACTTTAAAATTTACATCAATTGCAAAAAAACAATCAGTAAATTTTAGAGCAACTTTATCTGGTATTACTGAAACTACAACACCAAGTTGGGATTCGGCTAAATTTATTGGTTCACCATTTCCATATTGGACTTATACTGGTATAGAAAGAAGTGTATCTTTTAATTTTAAAGTATATTCAACTACGCCATTACAACATATAGCAGCTTGGCAAAGATTAAACTTTTTAACATCACTTGCATATCCACAAGGATATAATAAAGGTATAGCTGTGTTGGCACCATTCCTTAAAATAACAATTGGTAATTTATATAAAAATAAAGAATGTTATATTTCAAGTTTATCATACACAGTTGATGATACTGGTACTTGGGAAGTTGGGCCTACTGCTGGTATGGGAATTGCTGATAATCAATCATTTAAACTAAATGGCGAAACTACATCATTGGATAATTATAAATTACCAAAAATAATAGATGTTAGTGTAACATTGAACTTGGTGGAATCGAAATCAAGTACAAAGGATGGTTATTTATATGGATTTGATAAATTACCAAGAGTGGCAGGAAAAACTTCAGAAAATACAGCAAAACCTTTAGAAAATACATCAACTCAATCAGAAGCTGCAACTGATGCTAATAGTAAAACAAGTACTGAACAATCAACTCCAATACTTAACACAACCGCTACAAAGGCGGATACCGTATCAGCAACAGCTGCTGTTAATAATCCTGGTCAAGCAACTACACCTACAAAAACAGGTGCTGGTATGGAAAATGCGGCGCCACCAAAAGTAGACCCACCACCAACATATAGAATAGAAGTAAAAACAGACCCGGCTACCGATGGATATATTGGTAATGTGTATGCAAACGGAAAATTAATATACAATAGTAATGGATTACCATATATGCCAGGGTACTTTACATATGGTGAGGATGGTAAGAAATATACGGAAAAAGCTGGGGTAACAGAATTTCTTAGATATAAATCAAAAATATCTGGATGGACTGGCAATGATGGTAAGGATTACCCAGCAAGTACTAATATAACTATAAGTTAAAAATATGGAAAGTAGATATTACGAATTAGAAACTAAAAAAACTCACGATGGTAGAGAAGTATATAGACCAAAAATATATCCTAATATTCCATTGAGAGATGATGATGTGTATGTAATGACTGAAATGGGTGATAGGTTGGATACATTGGCATTTCAATATTATCAAGACCCAACACTATGGTGGATAATAGCATCAGCTAATAATATACACGATGCACCATTGGGATTTCCAGAAGAAACAGTATTAAGAATTCCATTAAACTATATAGAAATAGTAACCGATTTTATAAATAATTAAATAAAGTTTATGTCAGCATTTCCAAATTTTTCAAATATTGCAGATTACGTTCAAAAAGAACTAGCCCTTAGAAAAGGAGATACTATGAGAGTATCTAACTTAAATGCTTGGGTTAGGGTAGCATCGGGCGTAGGTGGTGGGTGTCAAATAATATCCAATCCCAACTTTTCTTTATTTGGAGGAGCAGGTTCAATATATGGTAATGATACAATGAGTGGTACAATTGGTACTACTTGGTATGGTAATTTTATTACGGCGGGTGGTGAGTTTCATGGTTATAGACCTAAACCAAATATAACTTCAATTGAAATAGATGAGGGAGCTGGAAATATTTCTAGAAAAGCAACATTTTCTATAACTTGCTATACAAGAGCTCAGTTAGATACTATGTGTAAGTATTATTTAGAGCCTGGATACACTATATTTTTAGAATGGGGATGGAATACAAATAAGGGAGTATCTCAATATACCCAAAGATTAACAGCAGATGCTGTTGGTGATAATCAATCATTTCAAGTTGTTAATAAAAAAAGAAAGGCAGCTGGCGGACATTATGATAACTACTTAGGATTTATAACAGGCGGTAGTGTTTCTATGAGTGGACAGGAATGGACGATAACTGTAAAATGTACTGGATTCACCGAACTACCAGCGTTTCTTAATGCAGCTGATAATACCGAAGGTAAAGAAGAAGAAACAAATAATAAAGCAGAGGCGTATGAGCCATCTGAAATATCAGCTGAGCAGGATGTTGGTAAGCAAAGATTTATGATGGCATTTAATAACCTACCATCAAATAAACAAAGTCTTGAAGTTACTGAATTATTAAAAGATGTTAATTTTGCATCAACATTAAACTATATAAACGTAGATGAAAATGTAAAAGCTGAAATGAATTCCAAATTAAAAGGAACTAGCTTTTTAGGATTTACATTTGGGGGTGGGGCAAAAACACAAGATAAAGGTAAAGATGCAAAAAAAGTAGATTTACCGGAAGGTACTGAACTTATTGGAGATAGTGCATTTATAAGATTTTCTGTGTTATCTGAAGTTTTAAGTAAAATAGGATTTCAGGCATTTAAAGTTGGAAATAAATTAGTTAGTATTAGAGTAAATACAAAAAACACTGTGTGTTTTGCATTTCCAAAAATATTTAGCACTGATAAAAATAAATTGTTTATACCAAATACAAATACACCAAAGTTTTCATTACTACAAGCATCAGAAAATCAAACGCAAACCGATTTTACAAGTGTAATTAATAATTCAATTACCGATGGTACTACGATTGTTCAATTTCCATACGATAAAGCAATTGTAAATGGAAATGTTGAAGGTAGAACGCCATCTCAAATTCAATTCGGCGATGATGGTACATTTGTGGGATTAAATAAGCCGGCACTTTCTTATGGATTTTTAGAAGACCTTTATGTTAATATGCAATTTGTTAAAGGTATATTAGAAACTAAAAACTTTTCTATAAAAGATGCATTATATCAAATTCTCAATGGTATATCTGGCGCAGCTGGTGGGGTGTGGGATTTTCAAATACAAGAACAAAACTCATCGGATGGTTCTACTGAATTGTGTGTAGTTGATATGAATATGAATCCACAAACATCTGGAACTCCATATAAATTTGATGTTGCTGGCGCAAATTCTGTTTTTATGGATGCCTCATTAGATTTAGATATTAGTGGTGCAAAAATGAACCAAATTATTGGAAATAGATTAGGACAAAAAGTAAACGGAAGCCAACCATCAACTCAGAGTAAAAAGAAAAAAGGACTTTTTTCTAATTTAGATGATTTAGTTTTAAAAAGTATTGAGGGAAAGCAAGCAAAGCCGGCTGATAAAGGGACAAAGGGTGGTACTAAAACTGCAAAAGAAGAAAGTGAAGCAGCTGAAAAAGCTAAAGAAAAAGCAATGCAAATGTTTTTAAGTAAAATTGGATATGCACCAAAAATCGATTTGGTTGCAAGTTCTGATTTTAGCAAAACATTAGAAGATATGACGTATATTACTGCATATAATGACCAATTAGTATTTGAATCATTAAAAAATGGTAATGATAAGAATGTAAGTGCAGAAAGTAATGCAGTATCTGCACTAATGCCAATTAAATTTAGTTTTACTATACATGGCGTGAGTGGTATTAAAAGAGGTGATAAATTTATGGTAAGTGGCATTCCTAGAGCATATGAAGAAACTGGATTTTTCCAAGTAACATCTGTAAAACATACAATTACTGATATGATTTGGAAAACTGAAATAGAGGGTGGATTTAGAATACAAAGAACATAATATAAAATGAATTTAGATAGATATAATACAATATCAAATATTGGTAGTACTTTTGATGAAAAAATAATATCATCGCATATTCCAACCTTAACGGATTTGGACTATGATAGGGGATATATTGTACGTTATTTTATTCAAAAAGCAAATGATACTAAATCCAGAATAGTTGAAGTTGATTACATAGGATACAAAAAGTTTTTAGGAAATGCATTTTATACAGCCGCATCTTTAGATTGGAAAGTAAAGGGAACTGATGAAGAAATAAAAGAATGTAATTTTAAATCAATAAAGACTATTGTTGATAAGATACCATTGATACAATCATATCTTCCAAATTTAATTCAATTTAAAAAGAAGAAAGATTTGGTACTTTAACAAATTATTCGTATATTTACATAATTATATGGGGATGCCATGGACTTGATTGCGATGAGAATGGTAGTACCACACGTAGACAGAAGTGCTAGATGTCTTTAAATCTGTACAAAACAATAACTGACGAAATGTCAACTATGACCTTTGATTCTATGATGGAATTCATTGGTGCTGATGAGTACGCATACGCTGCTTAATCCCTCCCGCATCACTCGTGGGACATTTAAATAGAAGTGAACGAAACGGAGCTCTACCTATCGGCTCTTAAAAACTGATAGGTTGGTGGAAAGCTGTACTAACCATACGGCCCCAATTATTTTGGAAAGTTAATAAGATTAAACTTTATCCTAAACGTGTGAAACGCTGGTATTATGATTACTTCGTAAGACAGGGGTTCGATTCCCCTCATCTCCACCAAAATCCCAAGCTACAATAGTTTGGGATTTTTTTATATTTATAGATATGATATCGTTAAAAGCATTATTGGAA